TTGAATAGACGAACCTTGTTGTTCTAAAAACAATTCCCACTTGGCATCAAGATCCGTGTCATCCATATTATTTCGCTACCTTATCCTTAACTATAGTCTTTAAGACTGATACAGCCGCTGCTAAACCAGCAACACCCGCACCCTTAGCCGACGACAAGTCGGCAACAACGAAAACACCAAGAAACGCTTGAGCGAAAGTCCACCCAGCACGTTCCAGTACATCAAATATGTTCTTCAAATTTTTTCCTTTATTAGATTAATATCTTGGACGAGGCTTCTTACGACCCATTAGTCGTTCTCGTCAAACTTAGCGCGCATTCCGTTACTCATTCGTAACATAGCGTCACCAGTGAGAGAACCTTGGTTCCCACCCTGAGAAGCAGTGTCCACTAAAACCTTAGAGGCTTTAGGCACCTTCATTGTTTTACCATCCAACTGATGTGGCATCTCAACCTACTTTCCGAAAGGACGACCACCGTGTGCGGCGTTGCCCAAATTAGTGTTCCGCAAATAAGATGCGGCTTTCTTAGCCTTCTGACTCATATCCCACATGTTAAATGAAGAAGAAGAGTTGTGAAGTTGCTCATCCTGAGAACCAAAAGTGTCCTCAAAAGAACCATATCCTGTACCCTTTGGCATAATATTTTTCCTTATTGTATAAACAGGCAGCCGAACGTTTCACCGTTCACCACACCCGTAACCTTCAAAAAACCTTGTGTCTTCTGAAACTCTCTAACAGCGTCACCAGTTTTCTTGCCGTAAACCCCATCAACAGGACCAGCATTAAAACCACGCTCCGCTAACTTTCCCTGCACCAAACGCACAGGCAAACCACGACTACGAGAAGGACGAGACAAAGGAGTCTTCTTCACCTGCTCGTGTAAATCTTTAAAGAACTGGATGATCGCAGCCCAATCAACAGTCTCAGGTGGTTCCACAACCCCCATACCGTTCTCAACCCAGTCACCTAACCACTTCTCAGGACACGTCGTATAACCCTCACGACTCTTTTTACGATGAGTTGAAACCCACATACCTTTGCCGAAATGATATTCAGCGGCATCAACAACTGTTTGTAAAGCACGTAACACATTGTCATTAGGCTTGTCACCACCCCAGCCAGTAAAGCAAACACTAATGGAACGACTGTTCCAACCTTTAGTTCCCGCTCCACGGTTATCCCAACCTCGTCCCTCAAAAATAGTGCCAGTCTCATCAACCAGCCAGTTGTAACCAATACCATCCCAGCCTTTACCCATGTGATGGCGTTCAAATGCTTTAACAGCAGCGGACCCTTTAGGTCCGTTCTGCACACCAGAGTGATGTACCACAACACCCTGCACTCTTGATTTGTTTAACTTGTCGAACTTGCCTTTAGGTGGAGGTTTAGCACCCCACGTTTCTCTAGACACGTGCTTCATAACTTATACTCCTCTTTGTCCCGTTACTTGACACGGAACAGCAGATCCTTTTGGTCTTGCCGATCCGATAATTCTTCCCATTTCTGTCCCTGCAACCAATCATATTGCACTTCAGGAGTGTTGAAGTTGACATTCACACCACCAGCGAAACTAATCAAGTTTCGTATATGAGTGCGCTGATACTTGCGTTCATTAGGGAACATTCTCCGCAACAAATTAACCGTAGGCAACACACCATTAACCAAATAGATGTGATGATCCCGCATCTTCCAACCAGTAGGAGATTTCTCTGCCATACCCAACTCGTCCAACACATACATCAAAGGTTCTATCTTAGTTATCGGATTAGGAGCCTGCTGATACCTGCCAGTGAACGGGATGCCCGTGAAAATTTGTTTACCGAAACCAACCTCTAAAGGAGTTTTAACAATCGGAGAAGTGGAAGACAAAACATTTTTTGCTATATTCCCCAAACCGCTAATAGGACCGCCACCCTTCATAGGGTCATACCTGAACAAATCCTGAAACGGAAAATCAGGAGCAGTATAAACAACAGCGCCCTTATATTTGAAAGGCAGCCTCATACCAAACGGTTCCATATAATAATCAGGAACCACACCCTCACCTTCAGTACCCATCTCAAGGTTGCGTTTAACAGACATCAAACGATTATATTTCGCTGGTTGTGTCCAAAACTTCTCCAACTGGTACGGAAGATTCTTCCGAGTCCAAGTGTAAAACGGAATGAACCTTCTAGCCCAAGTACGCTCCCACTTAGTCAACTCGTCATAATCGAACTGTGTTTTAGCGATACGATTCAACGCATCATCAACAGTTCCACCAGCCTTCAAAGTATCAGCACCTACACCCAAACGGATAATGTCCTCAGCCCAACTGTTTAAAGTTCTGACAGCCGCAAAAGGAGTCCACTGAGGACTCCAGAAAGAAACTGGTTTAGTTCTAAATGTACGCCCGCCTTTTTTACCACCAAAAATTATGTCCAAACTACGAGCATTCCTCAACCCATACTCCAACTCGACAGAAGATATTGCTTGACCGCCACCACGCACACCAACATCCAACATAGAAACAATATCCTCATACAAATCAGCATCAGGATGATCACTCTTCGCCATTGCACGAGCAGCGTCATAAAAACTGGTGTTATCTCTCATCGACTTGTTAGCAATAGTGCTGACTTTTTTACCCATTGCAGCAATCTCATTCAAGTCCACACCGTCAAGCCAAGCGTTAAAGTACGCACCAAAAATGTTACGCTCCACAAATCCGGGGGTAGCGATCATACCAGCCTTCAACCAGCCTTGGAATTTGTCCCACTTTTGCCACATCCACGCGGACTCCACAGGATCATTAATTCTAGCGAAAGCATTAATTACCGCTGCGACATCACGATTCATAGCCTGATCAGAGTTCATCAAAGTCCAAGGACCCCACTGAGAAGCAGATAAAGAATCTTTGATAACTTTCATAGAATTTAAACGTTCCTGTTGAGTTGCCTTCTGAGCGTTAGACAAACTGGAACCTTTCCAATTGCTGTCACCTAAGTCTTTAACAGCCGCCCTGAAAGTATCCTCAAAGGGTGCCTTCTCTCCTGCCCTCAAAGGAAGAACAGCACCTTCACGTGACGCTCCTAATCTTTCAGATTTGCTTGCCAAATCCTCAATGATACGTTCTGTCTTCTGTTCTAAACGTTTACCCTGACCAACCACATCAGTCCACTCATCAACCGCTGCATTAAGATCCTTCATACGTTCAGACAAATTGACCTGTTGCAACGTGAGAATCTCTTCAAGTTTATTGTCCATCTGAGCAGCCTTATTTGCCTGCACACTTTCATAATAACTAAGGTTTTTCGGTTCTTTTTTAAATTTGTTATAGTTGATCATGTCTTGCCACGCTGTAAAAGCCTTTTGCTGCTGAACCTCAAGAAGTTTTCTCTCAGTGATAAGACCTTTCAAATCTCTGATTTCATCAATGGTGGGACCTAAATCTCTGAACGGGAAAAGACCTTCCATTTTTTCTTGACCCATGATGCCAAATTCTTCTTCCAAACTCCTAGTTTTAGCCTTGAAAGCACTCCATTCCTGTTCCTTCAATCTTAGATTTTGACCAAAAGTCAAATTCTCTTTAGTGTTCCTAGCGCCAGCAGTGAAACTCTCGTGATTAAAAATCTTGTTCAACTCAGTGAACTCTGCGACCCTCTCCATCCAATCTCGCATACGAGCAGGAGCAGTCAACCCTTCAGTACCAACAATACCTTTTTCAATGTTCCCTAAAAACTTCTTTAGAAGTTGCATCGACTGAACAGCAGGAGTTTGCATATCAAGTTGTTTTGCAGTTGTGGTAATAATCTTTATGTATTCACGGATAGCCTCAACAGTAGTACGGATACTGTCAATCTCCATTTGGAATTGACCTTCCAACTGGTCTATGTTTTGAACAGTGCGACTTTTAACAGGAGCCATCTCTGCTTCCATCTCACTAATCATTCGCCTTAAATCAGCACGTTCTCCACCTAGTTTGCCAGTCTCAACGATACGTTCCTGACGTAACTTGTCCATAATCCGAGCATCGGATTCTGCTGCTGTTACACGATTACGAAGATTCGTCGTGAACTGATCACCCTCAGGGCGACCTGTTTTAGCCAACACTGATTTTTTAGGAGTGACAGGAAGAATTCTCATGTCTGCATGAGTTTTACCTCTAAGACGTTTTCTGGAAACACCAATCTTTTCTAAATTTTGTTGAGCATCATCGAAAACTCTTTGAGCCGCATCTCTTGCATCTCGTGCTTCTTGCACAGCACGATCTAAAAATACGTCTTCCTTTTGGCTTGCTGACCAAAGTGTTCTTTCTGTTCTTATTCCCTTAATCTCAGCGCGCGCTTTACGAGAAGGAAGTTTTCTAGCAGCCTGATGATACAAATCCATTAATGATTCAGGAGTGATAGTTGTTCCCGTAAGTGCAAAAGGAACTTCTCCACCTTTACCAACATGTTCCATTATCTGCTTGATCCAACGCCACTCCGATACATCTGGGATAGGCATATCCTCTATTTCAAATGCGTCATCTTTACCTATCCGATACCCGTATGCCTTCCATGAGAGACTATCTGTGCCTAATTCGTAACCGTAACCTATCTCCCAAGGGTCCTCTAACCAATGAGCAATAGGAGCCGTGAGTTCATTATCTTTCGCTAACTTGGCATCTCTAGCATCTCTTATTTGCTTTAACTGTTTTGTTAAAGACGGAGGATCATTCGGTTGTTTATTAAAAATTGCTTCTCTACCAACCCCCTGTTTACCATGTGGTATTTGTGTTACTGCTTCAAGGCGGGCTGATCGGGCTTGCTCATAATAATCGTTACGTGTATTTCTTCTAGCCGAATCACGATAAGTTTGATCAGGAGTTTTACCTTTATGACCCCCACCTTTACCCACATAACGACCCTTAGTTCTAAGACCACCCTCAACGAGTTCATCAAACTCTTCTAAAATACTGTTCGCCATTTGTTTT